CATCCATCGCGTGCAAGCCACCATGGCCTCGCATCTGGCAAAGCACGGGATCGGTGCGCTGCGCGCCTAGAATGGTTCGAAAACCCGACCATTGTTGCGCCAAACGAAACACCTGATATAGAATGCCGTATCTGACGCGCAGGAAGTGCATCCGATGAACCTCAACTTTCATAGGAGCACATTACATGTCCGCAACAATTGTCGCCTTTGGCGATCCAAAAAGCCAGAAAAAGTGGAGCGCCAACCTCGCCGTTGACACCCGCAAGAAGTCCTACTTCGAAGGCCGATTCATCGGCACCGACGACAACAACGTCATCCAGCGCAAGACCGAACTCGAAACCGACGCCGGCGACCGCATCAGCTTCGATCTGTGCGTGCAGATCCGCAACAAGCCCACCTACGGCGACAGCCGCCTGGAAGGCAAGGAAGAGTCGCTCAAGTTCTACACGGACGAAGTGATCATCGACCAGGTTCGTCACGCCGTCTCTGCCGGTGGCAAGATGTCCCGCAAGCGCACCGCCCACGACATGCGCATGATCGCCAAGAACCGCCTGGGTGACTACTTCGCCCGCCTGGTGGACGAGCTTTTCTTCATGTACCTGAGCGGCGCTCGCGGCATCAACCAGGACTTCATCGAAGACAGCACCTACACCGGTTTTGCCGGCAACGCCTTCGACGCGCCTGACGCCAGCCACATTTTGTATGGCGGCTCCGCCACATCCAAGGCAACCGTCACGACCGCTGACAAGATGAGCGTGTCGGTGATCGAAAAGGCCGTGGTCAAGGCATCCATGATGCAGGCCGTCGACCCCAAGGTCGCCAACATGGTGCCCGTCACCAATGGCTCCGATGACCAGTACGTGCTGCTGATGAGCCCGTTCCAGGAATACGACCTGCGCACGTCGGCAACGACTGGCCAGTGGATCGACATCCAGAAGGCTGCCGCTGCCGCCGAAGGCCGCGCCAACCCCATCTTCAAGGGTGGCCTGGGCATGATCAACAACACCGTGCTGCACAAGCACCGCAACGTGATCCGCTACTCCGACTACGGCTCTGGCACCAACCTGCCCGCTGCCCGCGCTCTGTTCCTGGGTCGCCAGGCTGCTGTGGTGGCCTACGGCACGGCCGGTGGCCTGCGCTACTCGTGGGAAGAGAACACCAAGGATTACGGCAACGAGCCCACCGTGGCATCGGGCTTCATTGGCGGCATCAAGAAGACTCGCTTCAACAGCAAGGACTTCGGCGTTCTGTCGATTGATACCTACGCGCTGGACCCCAACGCCTAATCATTGACCTGGCCGCTCCGGCGGCCGGTCTTCCTTAATTCCTGGAGACACAAACATGGCTACCATTGCATCCAAATTCCACGACACATTGCCCGTCGCCTATGGCGATTGCGCCAATGACCTGATCGTCAACAATTTCTTCATCGACGTCACGACCGCTCAGCTCATCCTGAACAACGTGTTCGACATCGGCGTGATCCCTGCGGGCCACACCGTCATCGATGCCGTCCTGATCCCCGACGACCTGGACAGTGGTACCGCCATTGCCCTCGACGTCGGCATCATGTCCGGCACGCCCGGCGACATCGTGTCCACCCGCACCATTGGCGCCGAAATCTTCGCGGCCAACACTGCGGCCCAGACCGGCGCCATCGCTCGCCCGAGCCTGCCCAGCGCGTTCAAGATCCTGGCAACCCAGGCTGACCGCTCCGTCGGCGTCAAGGTGCAGACCGCACCGACCACCGCTGTTGCCGGCCGCATTCGCCTGCAGCTCGTGATGTCGCCTGCCGACCATACCCTGCAGTTCTAAAGACTGGCCACAGGGATGGGGGATGATTGCTTCGCAGTGATCATCCCCTTTTTTGAAATTCAAACCGGAACAGTTCATGAAGATTGAAAGTATTCTGAAGCGCCAAGGCGGAACCCACGCAGATATCGGCGGCATCAGCTACCACTTCGAACCCCTGGACGATGGCGCTCACGTCGCGGACGTCGAACAAGACGGTCACATCGATGCCTTCCTGGCCATCCCCGAAGGCTACAAGGTCTACCACGGCAAGATTGCGCCCAAGGGCAAGGCATCGACCGTGGTGGCGCTGAAGCTGGTGCCAATTACCATGCCCAGCAAGACAACCGTGCCGCTGGCCGGGTCCGAGCAGCACCCGCCCGTCTTCGACGTCAACGGCCGCAGTTTCACGCAGCTCGAAGTGGTGGCCAAGGCCTTTGCCGCATCCGGCCTGACCTCCGACGAATGGAACGACCTGGGCGACGACGAGCGCGCAGCCAAGATCGACATCACCCTCGACGACATGGCTGACGCCGACGAGATCCCGACGGCCGCCGATGCCGACGAGGCCGTGGCCGCAGATGCCCGCGCCTTGCTGGTCTCGCAGTACGAAGAAAAGTTCGGCAAGAAGCCGCATTACCGCCTGAGCGCCGAGAAGATCCAAGCCGAACTGGAGGGCTAACCCATGATCCCGGTCCAGGACATCGCCACCCGCGTCATTGACCTGCTGCTCGACTACGACCGGGCCGACGACGAGGCGCGCTGGACTGACGCCGAGATCATCCGCTGGATCAACGACAGCCGCATGGCCATCATCACGAGGCGCCCCGTGGCCTGCTCGAAGATCGCCACCGTGCCGCTCGTGGCCGGCACCTACCAGACCATCCCCGCAAACGGCGTGGTGCTGTTCGATTTGATCTGCAACATGGGGTTGTCCGGCACCGTGCCCGGCCGCGCCATCCGCCGCACCGACCGCCAGAACCTCGACGACGAGGAATTCTATTGGCACAAGGCGGCAGCCAAGGCCGAGATCAGCCAGTACACGTTCGACGACCGCAGCCCCAAGGATTACTTCGTCTGGCCGCCGGCCGTCGAAGGCGCGACCGTGCGCATGAGCTACTCGGCCATCCCCACCGAAGTCACGGCACTGGACGACACGCTAGACATCGGGCTTGAGGTTATGGATGCGGTGGTCAACTACGTGGCCTACCGGGCCAAGGCCAAGGACAGCCAATACGCCAATGCCGCAGAGGCCGCAGCCTTCTATGGCGCCTTCAGCGATGCCCTAGGCACGCAGACCCAGACCCAGGCTGCAGCCTCCCCCAATCAACCCGGTAACAGCGTATGAGCAGTCTCGACACGTTCCTTGGCAACGTCCGTCCCTGGGCGCCTGGCGTGCCGGACCCGACCGCCTACAAGAACATCCGCCTCGCGGCCATCGAGTTTTGCGAGCGCACCCGCTTGTGGCGGTACGAGGACGAATACGACGTCACCGAGGCCGACTGCATTGGCGGGGTCTCGACCCCATCGGGCAGCGTGCTGCACGACATCGAAGTGGTGCTCTTCGACGGCAACGAGATCCTGCCCAAGGCGACGCGCGACCTTGACCGCCTTGAAAAGGGCTGGCGCACCGGCGCGCTGGGCTCAGGCCTGCCGCGCTACTACACGCAGATCGAGGAATCCATGCTGCGCATCGTGCCGGCCTATGCGGGCACCCTCTATCTGTGCCTGCGCCTCAAGCCCAGCCAGACATCCACCGACCTGCCCGACTTCATGGACAACTACCGCGAATGCATCGGCTGGGGCGCGCTCGGCCGCCTGCTCAGCGTTCCGGGACAGCCCTACTCGAACCCCGAGCTGGCCTCGTTCTACATGGGACGGTTCAGCGACAAGCTCGACCGCCTCTCGATCAAAGGCAGCGTGGGCCAGCAAAACGCCCCCAAGCGCAGCCACGCACGATTTTTCTAAGGACACACCATGGCCGGAGCTTCGACCTACACCCGCAACAACATTTTGAACGCGCTGCTGCGTGGAACGGCGCTTCCCTTGCCGTCCAACACCTACATCTCCCTGCACACGGCAGACCCTGGCTTGACCGGGGCCAACGAGGTGACGCTCGGCAACTGGCCGGGCTATCTGCGGCGCAAGGCCGAAGGCGTCGACGGCATGGGATCTGGGTGGACGGTCCCCACCACGGGCGTCTCGTCCAACACCAACCAGTTGACCTACCCCAACAACAATGGCGGGTCCTCCATTACGATCACGCACTTTGCCATCTGGGATGCCCTGACGTCCGGCAACTCGATTGACAGTGCAGCCCTCACCACCGCCCGGACGCTGGCCATTGGCGACATCCTCGTCTTCGACGTCGGCTCCCTGACCGTGACCGTCTCGTGAACCTTTTTGCCATCAATGCTGCCGCGATCAACGGCAGCGCAGAACAGATCTGGAATGGCAGCGGCGACGCCTCCATCACCATGGCTCTGTCTGGGCAAGCGATCAAAGCTGCGGTGGGGCAATCAAGCGCGGCCCTGTCGCTTGCCGCCACCGGAAATGCCCAGGCGGCAAAGATTGGCGCAGGAGCGGGCGCCCTGGCGCTGGCCATGGGTGGATATGCCACCCCGGCCACTGCTGGGCGCGCCGATGCAGGCATCAGCTTCGTGTCCCAGGCATTCCCGGCATCCGGCGTGTCAACTGGCTACGGCGATGCCACCATCCTGTTTGTTGGGCGCTACGGCATCCCTGCCATCCAAAGGGTGCCGTGGGTCTACAAATCAGGCCCGCCAAGCCGCCTGTCTCAGGCCGGCCAGGACGTGCGCACGATTGAGGTGCCCGCCGACAAACCCCTGCTGGTGCGAGAGCGCCGGTCCGACCCCATTCAATACGAAGGACGGCAGGCATGAACCTGTTCCAAAAGCAGCCCGCAGATCAACTCGACTACGACCTCGATTTCTCCGAATGGCTGACCGGCACCGATACAATCACGGGAGCGGTTGCGACATCGAGCGTGCCCGCTGAGCTCGTGGTCCTGTCCGTTGCAGTCAGCGACCAGGCGGCCAAGGTCTGGGTCTCTGGTGGCATCGACGGCACGACCTACAAAGTTACGGCAACGATCACGACAAGCGAAGGCCGCATCAAGGAAAATGAATTCAAAATTCGCGTGAGGAACACTTAACATGACCAGATTGGTTCGATTTTCAAACAACGCGGTGTCGCGCCTTGCGGCCAACATTACCAGCTTCGCCACCTCGATTTCCCTGACGCCAGGCGAGGGAGCCAAGTTTCCCGCGATCTCCGGCTCGCAGTATTTCATGGCGACGCTGATCAAGACGGACGGCACCACCGAGATCATCAAGGTCACGGCCAGATCCACCGACACCCTGACCGTCGCGCGTGCGGCCGAGTCCGTCGGTGGCGTCACCACGGCCTATGCGTTCACGGCCGGCGACCGGGTCGAGCAGCGCCTGACATCCGGCGTGCTGGGCACGGAGATTGACCGCCTGGACGCCCTGGCAAACATCTATGCCGTCACCAAGAGCGCCAACTACACGGTGCTGGCAGCCGACGTCGCCAAGCTGATCAAGGTGGACACGACGTCAGGTGGCATTTCCATCACGCTGCCGCTGATCAGTTCGCTGGTCGACAGCTTTGAGATCAAGATCAGCAAGAGCTCCGGCGACGCCAACACCGTCACCGTGTCGCGCTCCGGCTCCGATACGATCAACGGCCTTTTGACCTACTCGCTCACCGCCCAGTATCAATGCGTCTGGCTGGTGGCAGATCTTGCGACCAACACCTGGACGGCGGTCACCAGCGCATCCTCCTTCAACCGCGTGATCGACGTTTTTACGGGCTCGGGAACATCCGGGCCGTTCACGCTGTCAGGCGATCCAGGTACCAAAAACAACACCGACGTGTTCGTGGGCGGCGTCTATCAGCAGAAATCCACCTACACGCTGTCGGGCACAGCCCTGACGCTGGGAGGCGTGGTCGGCTCCGGCGTCTCTGTCGAGGTGCTGTGGGCGCAACCCTTGTCGATGGGGGTTCCGAGCGACGGATCTGTAGTCACGGCCAAGCTGGGCGATGGGTCTGTCACAACAGTAAAACTCGCTGACGCCAGCGTCACCCTGGCAAAGACAACGGGAGTTGCGGCATCCGGAGCAAACTCAGACATCACCAGCCTGTCTGGCGTTCGGACAATCCAGCCCATCAGCGCTTCGGTTGCATCCAATGCGTTGACAATCTCTGCGTCGAGCTTGTCGCTTGATTTCAGGAGCGCAACGCTCAGCAGCGGAGCGGTGACAAATGTTCTTGGGGCGCCTGCAAACCTTGTTGTCCCATCTGGCGCAACTCTGGGTACTGTCTCTGCACAGCAGTCTCGTATCGTAGTCCTGGCGATCAACAACGCGGGTACGCTGGAGCTTGCAGTAACTAATATCGCTGGTGGAACCGACCTAACAGAAACTGGTCGCATCAGTACAACGGCTATCACTGCTGGTGCCACATCAGCATCAGTGGTCTACTCCACCACAGCACGTACCAATGTCGCTTATCGAGTGGTTGGCTATGTTGAATCAACACAAGCAACTGCGGGCACTTGGGCAACTGCTCCATCTACCGTGCAGGGCTACGGTGGGCAGGCATTGGCTGCAATGTCTTCGATTGGTTATGGGCAGACTTGGCAGAGTGTTACACGCACAAGTGGTACGACCTATTACAACACCACAGGGAAGCCGATCACTGTAGTCGTGTTCAGCTTTGGTACAACGACATTGCTAATGCAAGTGAACGGCGTCTCGGCATGGAACCAGAATTCTGTTGGAGCAGGATCAGTCCCATGCGGTTCGGTACTTGTGCCGCCGGGGGCGAGCTATGTTGTGACTTGCTCGTCAATCGCCGCATGGAACGAATTAAGGTAAGCAAACATGAACTACAAATCACCAGACAACACAATCCACTTCCTCGACTCCACTGAGTACGAGTACCTTCTACCCGCTGGCTCAGTCGCAATCACTGATGAGGAAGCCGAAGCACTGCGACCAGTACTACCTGAGCCAACATACGCTGAACTGCGAGCAGCGGAATACCCGCCTATGGCCGATTACATAGACGGTATTGTCAAAGGCGATGCTGCACAAGTTCAAGCTTACATTGATGCTTGCCTAGCGATCAAAGCCAAATACCCAAAGCCATGATCAGCAGATCATCCGGACTGCCACACCAAGGCCATGACACACGACAACACGAAAGGTAGGGCAGATGCATGCCATTGAGCAAAGTACCCGGTTCACAGATCGACGACTCCACAATCACCCAAGCCAAGCTGGGCGCGAACGTGTCCGGTAACGGGCCCGCTTTCAGCGCCTATGCCGCAACCGGCGTGTCGATGGCCAATAGCGTGCCGACAAAGATCCTGTTCCAGACAGAAGACTTTGACACGAACAGCAACTACGACGCGACGACCGCACGGTTCTTGCCGACGGTGGCCGGCTACTACCAGGTGACGGCCACGATGTCAGCGCCGACCTCGGCGTCGGCCTATTTCAACGCGCTGATCTACAAGAACGGGGTGCTCTACGCGACAAGCCCGTTGAGTGGAGCCGTTGGCATCTACGTCAGCCAGGTGACCGCGCTGGTCTATTGCAACGGGTCGACGGACTACATCGAAGCCTATGGCAGCCAGAGCAGTGGCGGAACGATCACGAGCAACACGGGCACATCCTACAAGTTTCAGGGCTGCATGGTTCGGGCGGCATAAGGCACAAGCAGCATGGCAAAACTCAAGTTCGCACAATTCTCGGGTGAGATCCCAAGGCTCATCCCTCGCCTGCTTCCAGACACCGGGGCGCAGCATGCCGAGAATGTGCGCCTTGACGATGGCGGGCTCACGCCCATGCGCAAGGCACGCGAAGAGACCACGCTTTCAGGATCTGGCATCAAGACGATCTACAGGTGGGGTTCGACGTGGTTGTCATGGACCTCCGTGGTCAACGCCGTGCCGGGCCCGGTGGCAACCGACAGGCTCTACTACACGGGCGACGCCGCACCCAAAATGCGCGTGGGCACCACGGACTATGACCTTGCCGTTCCATTCCCGTCCGCAGCCCTGACGGCAACCGTCACAGGCACCGGCACGGGCGATGTCACGACACGCCTCTATGTCTTCACCTATGTCACCTCCTTCGACGAGGAAAGCGAACCTTGCCCCGTCACGGCGGACGTGCTTTGGCAGTCCGGCAAGACGGTGACGCTTTCGGGCTTTCCGGCCATCCCGACGGGCCGCGCCATCACCAAGCAGCGCATCTATCGGTCGCAGTCATCGAACCAGGCGGGCACGGATCTCTTCCTGATCGAGGAGCGCGCGGCCTCCACGTCTAACTACGTGGACACGCACAGCCCCACCGACTTTGGCGAGGTGCTGCCATCGCGCGACTGGAGCCAGCCGCCCACGGACTTGGCCGGCCTCATTGCCCTGCCCAACGGCATGATGGCGGCGTTCTCCGGCAAGCAGCTTTGTTTCTGCGAGCCCTATCACCCGCATGCCTGGCCCGAAAAATACCGCATGACGACCGCCTTCACCATCGTGGGCCTGGGCGCCTATGGCACGACGGTGGTGGCGGGCACCTCCGGCTACCCCTACGTGGTCTCGGGCAATGCGCCCGAATCCATGATCGAGGAAAAGATCGAGGTGAACCTGCCCTGCATCAATGGGCGCGGCATGGTCGATCTTGGCTATTCCGTGGCCTACCCGTCGAACGATGGCCTCGTCGTCGTTTCCAATGGAGGGGCAACGGTCGCCAGCGACGCGCTCTTCACCCGCCCCGACTGGCTGCAGGTCTCGCCTTCGACGCTCGTCTCCGGACAGTTCGCCGGGCGCTACTTCGCCTCCTACTCCTACCTGGACACCGACGGCGTGACGCTGACGGAAGGCACCTTCGTCATCGACCTGACGGGACAGCAGCCCTTCGTGATGCGCACCTCGTTCAAGGCGGACGCCTTCTATTACGACCTGCCCACAGGCCGCCTCTACTACCTGGTCGGCAACGACGTGTTCGAGTTCGACGCCCTGGGCAAGACGAACGAGATCATGACGTGGAAATCAAAGCGCGTGGTTCTCCCGCAGCCCGTGACGATGGGCGCCATCCTCATCGAATCCGGCATGTCCGAGACGCCAGAGCAAAAGCAGGCGAGGCTTGACGAGGAAGCGGCGATCATTGCCAGCAACACCAGCCTTTTCGCCGGCGCATCGATTGGCGGGGAAATGGACGGCGCCGAGATCGACGGCTTTGCCATGAACAGCGACAGCCTGACGCGCATGTCTTCTCAGGCAAAGTTCATCTCGGTGAAGGTCTATGCCGATGGCATCCTGATCCGCACCGTGTTCGAACTTGACAAGGTCAAGCGCATCACCGCGCGCAGTGCCCGCGTCTGGGAGATCCAGGTCAACGGCACGGCCGAGGTCGAGCAGATCACGCTGGCCACCACGGCGCGCGAATTGTCGGAGGCCTGAGATGCGCGGTGAATCCATCCAGTCCAGCGGCATCAGCAACCGCCAGCAGGTCGAGCTGCAAAAGAACTTCGAGCGCATCCTGGAAAAGGTCGAGAAGCTGACCGGCGAGCGGGGAGACGCGACACGCCCCCTGTCCGCCATCCGCCGCACCGAACTGCGCGCCCTGGCCAGCGTCACGCCGCAGTCAAGGCCCGTGACGGCAACACCAAGCGCAGCCGAGTTCAATGCCCTGCAGGCCGATGTCTCCCTGATCTTCGAAACGCTCTCGCGGATTTCCAACGCGCTGGGCACCGCCAGCATTCCCAAGGTGTGATGGCGGTGGCGCTGACAGGGGTGCGCGGCTACAATGGTCCTATTTTCCAACCACGCGCGCGACCATGGCAAATGTGATCTACGGCCACGAAGACGACCTGCTCCCGTGGGCTCAGCAGCGCATTGGCGTCGCGTTCAGGCCTGACGCCAAGACCATGGGGCTGGAGCGCGATGGCACCATCCGGGCCGTCGTCATCTTCGACAGCTTCTCTGAGACCGACTGCAACATGCACATCGCCAGCGATGGCACAAAGGCATGGATGAGCAAGTCTCTCCTGCTTAGCGCCTTCGCCTATCCATTCACGCAGCTTGGCCTGTTGCGCGTGACCGGGCTTGTTCCGGCCCACAACGCGGACGCCATGGCCTTCGACGAGAACATCGGGTTCGTGCGCGAAGGCTACCACCCCAAGGCCGGCCCAGGCGGATGCGATCTGATCTCGCTCGGGCTCATGCGGGAAAATTGCCGTTTTATCCCGAAGGGGGACCATTAATGTTCGAACACACTTCATTCTGGGGCGACGACGCTCTCGACGACATCCACTCCAGCGAGCGCAAGTCAAAGGGCGCGAGACATGCGGCCACGCGCCTGCGCGTCATCGAGATGGGCCGCACGCTGTGCTTTGGCGGCAAGGGCGGCGGCTCTGCGCCGGCGGCAGATCCCCAGATCGGCGCCTCCGCCATGGCCAATGTCGAGCTTGGCAAGGACTGGCTGAGCTTTGCCAAGGAGCAGTTCGCCGACGGCAACGTGCGCCAGGCGGCCACCGATGCGCTGAACACCAAGGTCATCAACCAGCAGATCGCCACGCAGGACCAAGCCAACACCTGGGGCCAGCAGGACCGCGCGCGCACGGTCAACACGTTCCAGCCGGTCGAGGATGCCTTCGTCAAGACGGCAACCGAATACGACACGCCGGAAAAGCAGGCAGCCGCAGCAGCCGCAGCCAAGGCCGACGTCACCTCAAGCGCCGGGATGCAGCAGCAGACCCAGCAGCGCCAGATGGCATCCATGGGCATCAACCCGGAATCGGGGCGCTTTGCCGGCATCAACCGGGCGCAGGACACCAACACCGCCCTGGCGGCGGCCGGTGCCCAAAACAATGCCCGCCAGGTGGTGCGCGACAAGGGTCTGGCGCTCAAGGCCGACGCCGTGAACATGGGCAAGGGCCTGGCCTCGTCAACGGCAGCCGCTTACGGGATCGGCACCAATGCCGGCAATTCAGCCGTGGCCAACAATGCCAGCGGCAACCAGAACTTCTACCAGAACCAGGGCGTGATGAGCCAGGGGTTCAGCGGGGCAGTCGGGGCCAACAACTCGGCGGGCTCCATGCTGAGCAACCTCTATGGCAACCAGCTCAACGCCTGGAGCGCCGACCAGCAAGCAAATGCAACCAGCTCCGCAGGCCTTGGCTCTATGGTTGGTTCGCTTGCCGGCACCGGCGCGACGTTGTTCATGTGATGGACGCCATCGTTTCCCGCCACGAACGCATCGCCCTGCAGATATCGGGAGGGCGCGACTCCATCGCATGCCTGTATTTGCTTAAGCCCCACTGGGAGCGGATCACGGTTTACTGGTGCGACACAGGTGCGGCCTACCCTGAGACGAAATCGGTTATCTCCAAGCTCGCAGAGATGGTTCCTAGGTTTGTTCGCATCGAGGGGCGGCAGCCCCAGGTCATCAAGCAATTTGGCATGCCAACCGATATCCTCCCCGTCAGCGCAACGCCGATAGGACGATTGGCCGGCGGAACTGCGCCTTTGATGCAGGACCGATATTCATGCTGCGCTCTATCCATGATGCTTCCAACGCATGAGCGAATGGTGGCCGACGGGATTACCCTGATCATTCGCGGGCAGAAGAATGCCGACCGGCTCAAGTCCCCGGTGCGCTCAGGCGACGTGATCGAAGGCGTCGAGTACCTATTTCCCATCCAAGATTGGGATGCGCGCAAAGTCATGCGGTTCCTTGAGGACGAGGGTGCACCCATCCCTCGCTTTTACGAGATGCTGAGCGGGACGCCAGATTGCATGACGTGCTCGGCCTGGTGGGAGGAGGGTGCGGCCAAGTATCTGCGCCGTTACCACTATGCCCAGTACCAAGAAAACCAGGCGCGTCTCGACATTATCAACAAAGCCGTCGGCGAGCATATCGCCGCATTCAATAAAGAGGTGGCAGCATGAATTTCGGTGCATTTGCCGGTGGATTTTCTCAAGGTCTTGATCAGGGCATGCGCAATGGGAAAACCATCCGCGACTTCATCAAGGAAGGAAAGGTCGAAGACCTACGCCAGAAGGGCATGGAAGAAGCCGAAGCTGCTCGGGCGAAAGCCGTGCAGGACATGGTCAAGGAAGGGGGCGTGGCAGGCAGCCAGCCTGCGTCCGGACCTGTCAACACCGATGCACCGAAGGTCGATATGCCGGCAGCCACCACGGTCGCCAAGCCAACCCCGGTGACCAGCGAGGCCATGCCGACCATTCCCTTGAAGCCCCCAGGCGTTGGCGCAAGCTCTGACGGTATTGCGGGAGAGGCCGAAGCGACCAAAACCATGGCGCCATCCGTCTCGACGCAAGCGCCAGGAGCCGTGCAGGCCACGCCCGCACAAGCGCAGGCCGCCCAGCCAGCACCGACTACACCCCAGGCGTTGGCTGCAGCAGGCGTGACGGCAAAGCCAAATGGCAAGTTCACCGTCAACGGCCAGAGCTTTGAGACCCGCGAGCAGGCGCTAGCCCATGCGGAGAAATCCGCGCCTTCCGCCAATGACCTATTCATGAGGAACACAGTGCCCAAGCTTGCGGCGCAATACGTGATCAACGGCGACCCGGAAAAGGCCAAGGCCTGGACGGACTACGCCGAGAGCGTCAAGGGCAAGAGCGCCATCAAGGATTGGGCTGCCGCCTGGAGTTCGCCTGATCTTGATACGGCAACCAACCGCTTTGGAAAGTATTACACCGACCACGTCAATGACGGCGTGGACTACATGGGCCACAAGATCCTGACCAAGAGCGATGGAACGCAGGTTGCCGTCGTTGAACTCAAGGACAAAGCCACAGGCAAAACGAGCGAAATGGAGCTTACCCGCGAGAAGATGCTGGCCATGGGCGGGACGAACAACCCACAGCATTTGTTTGAGCAGGAGCAGGCCAAGCAGACGGCCGCCGAAAAGATGAAGTATGAGGCCTACCTAAAGGCCCAGGAGCGCCATGCCAAGCGCGAGGACGACGTCTACATGGAAGGCGTCAAGCAGGGCGGGCAATTGAAGCTGGAAGGCATCCGGCAGGACGGCAGGCTGGATATTGCAAAATTCAATCAAGGCGAACGCGCCAGCCTGGAAGACCGGAAGTCGCGCAATAACATCGACGAAGCAGCCTTCAAGCTGCAGTTGGAGCGTGACCTTGGCAATGCCGGCGCCAACAAGTACATGAAGTCGCGTGATCCAGCCGAGGCTGCGCGCATGCTCAGCAAGGAACTGAGCGACCCAACGCACCCAGACAACAAGGTGTTCAAGAAGCTGGACGAGGCCGGGCGCGAAAAGTTCATCCAGAACCGGCTGGAGTCCTTCCTGAAAATTGGGTCTGCGATCGAGGCCACGAAGGCAGGCACCAATCCGGCCGCAGCCCCAGCAACCAAGCCAGACGCCAGCCCGCAGGCCAAGCCAAGCGCCAGCCCGCAGGAAAAGCCAAGCGACAGCGCCGTCGTGGCGACCGCGCCCATGAAGTACAACCCCAAGTTGCCCGTGAAATTCGAAAACGGGACAGGCAAGCCTTACCATTTGGTCGACGGCAAATATGTTCCCATCGATGGGGATGTGCCAAAGGCAGCGGCATCGCCCGCCGCCCCGTTGCCGCCAACCGGTGCAGGCGCCGGGCGAGGGGTCGCATCCGGCGCCTGCACCGGTTG